GCTGACTTCTCTGGTTGTACAGCACGCACGGGCAGCACGTCGACGACGTCCATTCTGGACTCGTGTTTGATGACGATGTCTGCCTCGATGTCCGCGTATATGCGCTCGATCTGAGGCCGGAGCTTGGCGATCTGTGTTCTGAGATAATCGCTTGTAATGATTGTCCCGTAGCCGATCTTGCCTTCTCCGCTGTCGCTGCCTGCCATATGAATCCCGAACAGCCGTTTCTTTGGCTCATTTGTGTTCAGGTACAGCAAGCTGCCACAGTCTCCCTCGCGCGTTCGCGCTTTGTAGAAGACTGTGTGTCTGTGTGTGTGACTCCCGATGGCGATGGGCTTGTCTACACACCTTGAATCCACTTCGTGGATCATGAGGCTCGTTGGAGCTCTGGGGGCGACGATGCTCACGTCGAAGTCGCGGTTGCGACCATACGAGAGCGAATCAACGAAGAATTCCACAATGTTCCGTGAATTCTGCATGAAGTCTCCGAATTCCACGATGGCCAAATCCCGATCATAATCGATAACAGTTCTCTCCTCGTCGAAGAAGTTACTGTAGGGAACAGCCACTCGCTTTGTCGGATCTCCATGTCGAACCAGAATCATCTGGTCCTCGTCTGAGATCTTGCCCGCCTCGCGCATCTTTTTCATCTGTGTGATGTAGTGCGCATTGAGCATTCCAACTCTGCCTGTGAGCATGGTGACTTTGCCTTTGGAATCCTCCTCGCTGATGTTCTGATTGGCAGTGTACATATGGTACACGTTCCTTTTGAGGAAACTGGCCACGAACGTGGGACCGAAGAGCGATGGCGTTTGCTCCTCGGAAAACAGTTCAGCGTGGTATTCAACCATTTCTGGCATGTCTGACCTTCTCAGTCTGTGCCGGCCCATATCGAAATGGGTGTTGATGCCTTCATCGACCTTTGCTTGAATAGCTCGCGCTTTCTTTGCGAGTTTCTTCGGGTCGTATTTGGCTTTGACTCCGGCTCCAGCCTCCCCTAGCACAGCTTCCATAAAGGCGCGTGCATTGGGGTGCATGACTCTGTCACTCGGCTTCGTATTGCAGAAATCTTTCCGCATCTGCTCGAGGTTAGAGACCATTCTCTCCGCGGCTGGTAGACCTACAAGGTCCTGCTCTTCTCTCTTGGCTTCGCCGAACAACCAATGAAGGAAGGCGACGATCGCTCCGAGTGCTCCGAAGAGCAACCCGAGCAGGATTGCCATACTGCGGAACTGGCCAGTGCCAGCTTCCACAGCGAGAGTTTCCATTTTTGTCTTCGTCCAGTCGACATAAATCTGTTTTTGTCGTCTGAGGTATTCCACCATGGTTTCCTCCTGGACAGACTCGGGATCGATGGTTCCCGGTTCTGGTGGTGTTTTGGTCGCGAACCAATCAAGCCATCCTTCGTAGAACATCCCTTTCTTTTCGCGGATGTCCGAGACAAGCTTTTTCAGGTCGGTGGTGTATTGCTCGTGCTGCTCGTGAGTACCTGTGTATAACTTGGCGAGGTGTCTCACGAACGTGGGAAAGTCCATATCTTCTTGGAACTCCCACGTCTGCTGCTTGGCATCAGCGATCCTGAGGAGTCGGAAGACCCCCACATCGGGGTTCCATCCTTCTCCGGCCTTCTTGGGGTCGAGGCGGCGCTCTTTGGGTTCGCAGTCCATCGTTTTGTCAGTGCAGTACTCCTTTTTAGGGAAGTATTCGACCCACACTGATATCCTCCTGATGAACGCCTCAGGCTCCACAATGTTCATGTCCCAAAATTGAAACTTGTTAGTGGAGCA